CATTTTTTAAGCCGGTCTTTTTCACGCCGTGCCACTGTATCGCAGTCGGGCCGCTCGCCGCATAGCATCCGCCCTGCCCCGTGCCTACTTTCTTCGCGCCCGTACCATGCGCGACAAATACCACGACGAAGTCACGCAAACCGCGAGCGCACAACGGGGTGCCGCCGCCACACTGTGCGCAAGTGAAATTATCGGAGAGCTCCGCGGGACAACGCGCAAAGCGCACGCCGTCCACAATGCGCGGCCAGTCGTCGACCGTGTCACGGGGTGCCGCCAATACGGCAGGCCTGCCCAGCTTCACAGCTTCCACAGCTTCGCCCACTGCATCGCATGACGCGTTAATAACTGTTTTCCCCTCCACAGGGGCAGGCAACACCGCCGCCGGAAAATGCGAATAAGTCCACGCAATACCCCGGCGCGGTACAGCGTCAGACAACGCGGCCAGATAGTCTAGATCGATAGCGTCCGCCCCTTCGGCGCTTTTTGGGTGCAAAGCGCAAGACTTGGGACATGTGCTATAGGTCTGATGTTCACCGCTCCGATACGTGACAGCAATAGCCCCGGTTTTACGGTTTGACGATACGGGTACAGTCTTCAGCATGGCTCTATCCTTTCTTGGTTGAAGGGCTCAATATTACAGCATGCCCCGCCACCGTCCAATTGATTTTTACTATCCGGTTTCGGCTTCCGATAGTGCATCCTTTAGTTCCTGCCACTTCATCGCGCGGTTTGGCCACTGACGCAGGGGCGCTAATCGCAGGCCTTGCTCGGCCAATTCGATGGCGGCGCGGCCATGGTAGAGCAAAATTTTCCCCGGGCGAGCGAGCGTGCCCACGTAGTGCACCAGCACAAAGCAGGGGCGGCCCTTGGCGGCATGACGGGCCAAAAAGGCGACTTGGTGGGGGCGAAGCGCCACCTTTAGCCCCTTCTGCACTACTTTGAGCTCGACGGCGGCAAAGCGGTCCCCAATGCCCATGAGGCAGTCCGATACGCCCAAATTAACGCGATTTTCGATGCGCTCGATGTCAACCCCTAGCGGCTGAAGATTTTCCCGCACACGGGCGGCAAAAGCGGCCTCAGGCGTCGCCATCGTCGGGCCCCTCGGAGTTATCCCTCTCAAATATATCAGGGGGAGGGTTTGCCACTCCCGGGTCAAAAGCGGGGTCTTTTTCACGGTCTAGCGTCTCCAGCACCTGCCCGGTGCTCGCGTCGATCAAAGCGGTAGGGGGCGGTCCCCCGTAAAGCTTCTTGAGCTCGTCAAGCTTGCGCTGTACCTCTTCCTTGGACATGCTATCGATGGTGCCATGGCGGATTTCTTTGCGCTCGACGTAGATGGTGCCCAAGGCCTGCCCCCGGCGGTACTCCGCCTGCACGGCGGCGGCGAAGGCTCCCGCCTCGAGGGCTTTGTCGCGGATGAGCTGTAAATCCCGCATGTGCCGCTCATAACTGGTGTTGTACTTCGAGTTCAGTTCGGCGCGGTAAGCCTGTATGGCGGCGACCACGTGGGGGTTGAGTTCAGGGTTTGTAAGCTTCCACGCCATGACGGAGGCGCTGGTGGGCTTGTATCCTGCCCTAATCGCGGCCTCTTTCAGAGTCACGCGACCGTCTCCGCTGACGTACTCGGTCACAAATTTCCATTCTTTGGCGTTCAAGGTCTTGCGCTGTTTGCGCAGGGGGGCGACCTCGGTGGCCATGCGGTTGCGTGCCTTGTCCCCGACCACTGGCGGGACGTTCCAAACGTCCTTCTTGCCCATCAGGCAGTCCTCCAAAGTCTCCAGCCATCATGCACGCGTCTCACCGTAAAAACCCACTGGGGCGATTTTGCCTTGCCAAAGCGCAGGGCGGCTACCCGGGCGCTGTTGGCCTTCTTTTCGTCCTTGAACAGGATGCTGTCGTCGACTTCCATGTCCGCGAATGGGTACTTCGTCCGCGACTCCGGAACCGGGATATCTGAATCAATCTTGTACAAATCCTACTCCTCCAAACAAGCGAAAAGAATGTAACCAATGTATCGGAATTGTCAAGTCTTTTCTCCCATCAATTTGAGGGCCCCCTATAGAGAATTTTGGAGACACTACAGAGAAATTTTTTTCAGAAAAAAAAACGTAGGGACCTCCCAGAAAAAACCTATATAGCATTACACCTCTGATTTCACCGTAATGTCACCGTAATGGAAAAAGTCATTGATTTTATTGACTTATTACGCCATTACGTCTATTACGTCTAATTTCACAAAAAAAAAAATAAAAACACACATGACCTCAAAATATTCTATAGGAACCCTCAAAATACCCGCTTTCTAGGGTAAACCCCCATGGATTTCTACACTTTTCACAACACCCGTGCTTGACAAACCCTAGAAACGCAGGCACACTGAGCGTTCATCAACTGTAACTGAAGAAAGGATAGTGTATGTCTGACAAACAAATCTCGACCAGTGAGCGTATTCAGGAGGCCGATCGCCTGAGCGTTGCCCTGTTCCAATCGTTCCGTGAAGCGGGGGTCACGCCCGGTCAAGCTTTGCTCGCCACGATGGTGGCGTGTGCCAAGTTAGCCAAGGCGTTGGGGATGCCTGCTGACACGTTGTCCACGGGCGTTCGTGCGTGTTATGAGGATGTGGATGTGGGGGACTTTGACTATGAGCAATAAGAAGAAGCCCCGTGGTCCTCGGTTCGTGGTTGAAGACCGTGGTCCATGGTCTGTGGCACCTGCTCCGTCCTCGCCTGTTTCGACCTCTTCTGTTCCTGAGCCTATGCGGGAGGGGGAGGCTGTACCGCCGCCGTACCGGGTGACGCCTGTGAACACTGGGAAGGTGAAGATTGGGGTTTATTGGGCTCCGAAGCCTGCTCGGTTGACGCCGGAGGATGAGCATTGGCAGAAGGTTTTTTTGGGGGTGAAGCCGGGGTGGGATGACTGGGTATCGCGGTTTGTGAACAAATCGCCGTGGTATTTGGTGGGGATGGTGTTTTTGGTGGCTTTTTTGGCCAGTTTGATCAAGGGGTGTGCTGTATGAGCAGGATTCCGACGCATTTGGATTTGCAGTCGTATGTATATGACTGTGATGAATTGGGGGAGAAGCTGGTTTGTTTTTTGGATTATGAGCCAGCTGATCCGGGGTACGTGGGGCGTGGTGGGGAGGTATTGAGTCCTGCGTATCCGGAGGTGTGGTCGTTGATGCATGTCTATTTGCCTGATGGGCGTGACATTTATGGGATTTTGCATCCTAATATTGTTTCGGACATTGAAGAGGCGGCGGCGGAGTTTCACAGCTCTTCTGCGGCGAACGATCTTTTTGATTATGAGGGGTGAGGTATGGAAGAGTTGGATGATTATGTGAAGGTGATGAAGGTCAAGGCGTTGGCGACGGATTTGGTGGTGCATGCGACGAGGAGTGATCCGGCGACGGCGGTGAAGGCTTTGTATTTAGCGGCGGCTGGGTTATCGCAGGCGCTGGGCGTACCTCAGGGGGAGATGGAGGATGCGATGGCGGCGTGTTATCGGCATGCTGATGAGTTTATGCGGGTCAAGCGGGGCGGCGATGAAGAGGCTTGATCGGGAGTTTTGGGCTTTACGGTTCGGGGCCCGGATTCATAAAGGGTTTTCTGTGGTGCATCCTGCTGGGATGTTTTTTGAGACGAAGGCGCAGGCGCAGGGGTATATGGATCGGCAGATGTGGCGTGTTGCGCGGGGCCCGAAGCTGGTGAAGGTTCGGGTGATTATTGAGGAGAAGGAATGATGTGGCGAATTGTTTTGTTGTTGGCGCTTGGTCCGTGGTCGGTGGCGCATGCTGATTTCAAGGATGGTAATGATTTGTATGAGGACATGCGTACGGGCGGGGCGCGCTATTTAAATGTAATTGGGTACATCACTGGGGTGGCGGACACGCTTCGTGGTGTGACTTTTTGTCCTCAGAACAATGTAACGGCGGGGCAGTTGACGGATTTGGTGCGGGATTTTTTGTATGCCAATCCGGACAAGCGGCACTATACGGCCAGTTCGATCATTTCGGTGGTGATCAGTGATGTGTGGCCGTGCAAGCGCAAGGGGCAGGCGCTATGAAGCAAGACGACATTATCCGCATGGCACGGGAGGCTTGCCCATACACAACCGACGAAATGCGAGGCGCTTTCTACGAAGGATTCCTCAAAGGCGCTGTTGCCGAGCGTGAGGAGTGTGCGAAGTTGTGTGAGGAAGGTGGCAGAGACGAAAGCGGTCGCGTTCATGTGCAAGCATGGGGGTGCGCCAAAGCAATCCGAGCAAGGGGTAAGGTGCGGGAGCACGTCATGTCCGGCGACTGCTGGTGCAACCCGGAGCTTAATTATGTTGATCCGGTGACGGGTGTGGAAGTTTGGGTACACAAGGAGCCGCAATGACGCCTTTGATTTGTGAAGCTGTCAGACTTGCGCCTGAGCCAGAGACTGCATTGTGGTTTGATGTTGGCATGATGGAGCCTGTTTTTGACATGCACATCCCCGCCGCTGTTGTCATGAACCTGCCGTTTAAGCGGACGGGAATTGCAGGGGTAGATAGCAAGAACAGGAAGTTCAGCTTATGGTTGACTTCTGGGGACAACAGCGTGACCGTGGCTGGATGCACCATTACGCCAACAAAGTATTTTGAGCCATTTGCTTATATTTTGACGAGTGAGGGGATGCGATATTACAACCATGGCAGGGAAGTCACACAAGATGAAATCTTGCCTGTTTTACGCATGGTTTATGCCGTACTGTTGAAGTTGGCGGGAGAGGCACAGGCCTACCGTCCTACGCCACAGCGCACGTTTCTTAATCAAAAACGCATGGCCAAAGGCAAATCGGCGTTAACTTTTGACTGGCATACGGTTGAGATTGCGCCACCGAAGGCCAAGAACGACCACCAAGGCGGCACACACGCGAGTCCTCGCAGGCATCAAGTTAGGGGACATTGGAGAACCTACAAGTCTGGCAAACGAGGGTGGGTTAAGGAATGTTGGAAAGGTGATGCAAGCAAAGGGGTTGTGTTTAAAGATTATGAATTTAAGGAGCCGCAATGAGCAGAGAAGCAATGAAGCTGGCGCTGGAGGCGTTGGATAAGCACGACTACGAAATGGCAGACCATATACTTTGGAAAGCCTTGGAACAACCAGAGCCAGAGCCTGTGGAGTGTCACACCTGCAAAGGATTAGGCCGCATCTACATGGGTTGCGGTTCGTGGATTCATTGTGATACTTGCAATACCACTGGCAAAGCAACCACCCCACCCAAGCGTGAATGGGTTGGGCTGACGGATGAGGAAGTGCAAATGTTCATTGATGCTCGTTGGGGCGATGGTGTGAACTTTACTCATTTCATACGAGCCATCGAAGCCAAACTCAAGGAGAAAAATGATGTATGAAGTTTTGATTTTTATTGCTGGGATGTTGATGCCGATGGTGATGCACATCTTGGCCGCGTGGGCCGATTCGATCGTTGAACGGATCAAGGAGAAGAAAAATGGATAGATT